TCATTAAAGGTATGTCCGAGTTGTGCAGCCTCCATAGCCGGACAGGTGTTGGAACAACTGGAGAATACTTGTCGTCTGATATCGACAGACAAGTTGGCCTCGGCATCCTCGGCCTCGCAAACCTCCTTGCACGACATAGCGTAACCTACGAACAATTTGGTAGAGCACTACAATGCGTAAACAATCATGGAGCTATCGTTACAAGAGCAGAACATATTGCTAGTGAACTTAGATATGGTATTGAAGCTGCCGCTGAAGTGGCTAGGGCTAATAATATGGCTAGAGCATTTTGCATTGCTCCGACAGCCTCTTGTAGTTACCGAAGCAAGACTCTGGATGGCTTTACGAGTACCCCAGAAATTGCACCGCCAATCTCTCGAACAGTGGACAGAGATAGTGGGACATTCGGAGTGCAAACCTTCGAGTATGGACAAGTAGAGATAGCAAGCGAAGTAGGCTGGGAAGCTTACAAGAGAGTAGCAGATCAGATAATGATAATGTATAATAAAACAGGACTTCTTCATGGCTATAGCTTCAACTCTTGGAGTGATGTTATAGAATACGACAATGAATTCGTGGAAGAGTGGTTGGCATCGCCTCAAACCTCCTTATATTACAGCCTTCAGGTAATGGGAGACACACAAGATAAGAGCGATGCGTATGCAGCATTAGACGAAGATGATGTCCAAGATTACTTGCAGGGTATTTTACAAGAAAACCCGATAACCTGCGATTGTCAAGAATGAAAAACCCTTATGAAAAATTACTCAATAGAAAGAGAACTTGGACTCCTGTCCAAACCACAGCTGGTGAGCTTAAAGCTGGAGCCGAAGAAGCCATCTACCGTGCCCTTGCAATACGGCATATGGAGCTACCAGTTGGCGAGTTTATTACAGAGGCACTTGAGAAGAATGTTCCCGACTCTGCACGAACACTTCTAGAATCAAACGTAAAGGATGAGGTCAAACACGACCTCGCCCTTACATATATCACCAATGCTATAGGCGTTGATGAAAAAGCAGAGGCAGAAGCTTTCCGTTTGCGTGACGCATGGGAAGCACACCCAGATCACACTATATTAAAAGCTTTGGTAGCTGAACGTGCTATTTTCTTTGTTATTCTTCCTTTCTTTAGGTTTTGTGGTGATTCGGGTATCCGAACAGTATCAGCTGATATATCCCGAGATGAACAAATTCACGTGGCCTGTAATAGTCTCGTTTGTTCTGCTATGGGTCTACGCCCTAGTAATTCTCTGGACAAACTTAGGAAAGCCACAATTAATTGGATCTTTCAACCACTAGGTATAAATACTACCGATAAATATTTGGACAAAAATTTTTGGCTGGATTCATCAGACCGATTAATGTATGAGGGGAAAGCTCCACAGCTTTCTGATACACGATCAGCAAGGATGCCAGCATTCTTTGAGCACAGCAATGTCAACCTACCCCAATATGCTTGAGCCTTTAATCGGGCCAAACGCACAAGCAATCCTCCTTGAATTGGAGGAAAAATTTCCACCAGTAAACCCACATCCTAAAGAAGATATAGGAGCAATCATGTACAAATCAGGACAACGCTCTGTCGTGGAGTGGATAGCCAAGAGGCTAGAGGAATAAATCATGGCACGTAGAGGAGGTCGTAGAGGAGGTCGTAGAGGAGGCCAAGGTAATAGAGGCAGACGATCAAAAGCAAATAGAAGTAGAAGTAGAAGTACTAAATCATCTAGTAGAAGTAAGAGTACTAGTAGCAGCAGAAGAGGTGGTCAAGGTAATAAAAGTAGATCAACTGGAAGAGCTAAGGGTACTGTCTCTAGAAAGAGTGTAGGTAAAGGTCTTAGAAGTGTAGCTAAAGCAGTCGGTAAAGTTGCAAGTAAGACTAAAGGTTTTGCTGGAGTAGGTGCTGCAATGAGAGCAGCAAAAGCTACGACTTCTGCAGTTAAGACTAAGAAATCTAAATTAAGACAACAGCTTAGTAATCTAAAAAAGAATGCACAACAACAATCTACTAAAGAAGCTAGGTATAATAGAAGAAGAGACCGATTAAAGAGGCAGCATGGTCTTGACTATTCAAGAATGAACGATAGTTTTAAGGTTGGAGTTAACGTAGATCAAGCGGCACGACATCTAGGTATTAGTGACAATAGATTCTACAAAGCTTTACCTAAATCTATACGGAGTCTTAAATTCCAACATCAAATGAAAGCTCCTACTAAACTAGGAGTACGTGACGGGTACAGAGCACCTAATAGAGGTGGAGAAACTGTTGCTGCTAATACTAGAAACCAACTAGCTAGCTTAAGAGCAGATCCATCACAAGATATTGGTAGGATGTACCAGAACATACTTGGTAGAGAATCTGATCAAGAAGGATTAGATTACTGGACTAATGAATTCAAATCTGGTAGACAGAACTTGGATGATATCAGAAGACAGTTTGTCCGAAGCGATGAGTTTCAAGGAAGGAGTGATGCTGATAAGAGTTCAGCTCTAGATGGATTAAAACGAAGACGAATGGAAAGAGACTTTCAACAGAAAAAAGAACAGTTCGAGAAAGGTAAAAGAGGATTACCAAAGGGAAGAGAGTATGATTTTGGACTCCTACCTATGCCTATGCCTACAACAGGTCCGAAGAAAGGTAAGAGGGATCAGTTTGTTGGTCATATGGGTATTGGTATACCCGGTTCTCAAGAATATAGTCGTCCAAAAAAACGTGGTAAACCTAGACGCGGTGGAATGTTATCAATAGCATCAGCCTTAGCTAGTATGAGAGGAGGTATTTAATTATGACAACATCATTCGATTTTAATAACATCGCTGGTCTCGGAGCTTTCTGGGACGGCAGTACAAACGCAAGTAATTGGGGAGGCGGTCAGTTCAACACCCATACTGGTCAGGCTGGTATCAATGCTAACCTAGATAACCTTTACCAAAGTTTAATAGGACGTAATGCTGACCCCGGTGGTAGAGATTACTGGGCTAAACAGATTGCATCAGGTGCTACTACTTATCAGGGTGTAGCAGATGCTCTTAAAGCATCAGGTGAATACACAGGTCAGCAAGATCATTTAACTAACAACCCTAATGCAACAGCTGACGATTTAAAAGGATTAGATAGTGCATACGTTAGTCCGTTCCATACTTGGAGTGGTTCAGCTGTAGCTGGATGGCAACCCGGAGATGCAATAACTTCAAGCATAGCTAATGCTGTAACTACAGATCCTAATGTTACTGGTAGCAATTACTCTGATCAGACAAATCTAAATCTTGGAGATGCCAGAACTGCTGCCGCTGCTAGCATGGTAGGAGGTGTAGGTAATAATAATAATAATGGTAGTTCTATGTCAACCTACGATGACTCAGATTTAAGAAATACTATTACTGGATTGACAGGACAACTTGGTAGTTTAAGAGATGCCTTTGATGCATACAAAACTAAGAGTGCAGCAGACATGAAGAACATGTTTAACAATGCAAACTGGGGGTACGGTGGTCAGACAGTTGGAGGAGTAAGAACACAAAATGAATTACCGGGATGGTCTCCTAAGAGAGGAGGTACATCAGGGTTCTTTGGAAGAGGTGGAAGATCAGGAAAAGGATTAACAACTTCATCATTAAACATATAAAACAATGACAGCAAAATCTAGGTATGATTATTTATCAAGTGATCGTTCCCAGTTTTTATCAGAAGCGAAAGATGCATCGGAACTAACCTTACCTTATCTAATTAGAGGGCACGAAGAATACTCTAAAGGTATGAAGCAACTTAAGACTCCTTGGCAATCCGTTGGAGCCAAAGGAGTTGTTGCCTTAGCAAGTAAACTATCACTTAGTCTGGTTCCACCACAGACTAGTTTCTTTAAGCTACAATTAGATGAGTCACAACTAGGAGAACAGTTCCCACCAGAAGTAAAATCAGAATTAGATTTATCATTTGCAAAAATAGAGAGGACCATCCTTGATGCTATCGCAGCATCAGATGATCGTGTAGTAATACACCAAGCATTACAGCACCTAGTTGTAGGTGGCAATGCTCTAATTTTCATGGGTAAAGATGGGCTGAAATTATTTCCGTTGAATCGCTATGTGATAGAACGAGATGGTAACGGCGAAGTGATTGAAATAGTCACGAAAGAAAGAATCAACAAAAAATTAATAGAGAATCAGTTACCTCAAGAGGTACTGTATCCAGAAGAACCAGACAGTTCAGTAGATGAAACTAAGTCTGATAAAGAAGAGTGTGATGTATTCACTCATGTAACTAGAGACAACAATAGATTTGTATGGCATCAAGAAGTATTCGATAAGGTATTACCTCAAAGTAAAGGTAAGGCTCCTGTTGAAACTACACCTTGGCTACCACTCAGATTCAATACAGTAGACGGAGAAGCTTATGGTAGAGGAAGAGTAGGTCAGTTTATAGGTGATCTAAAATCACTTGAAGCACTGTCACAAGCTCTCGTCGAAGGAAGTGCGGCAGCTGCTAAAGTTGTATTTGTAGTCTCACCTAGTAGCACGACTAAGCCTCAGACACTTGCTTCTGCAGGTAACGGAGCTATCGTACAAGGTAGACCAGATGACATAGGTGTAGTACAAGTTGGTAAGACAGCTGATTTCCAGACTGCTTATCAGTTGATGGCTACACTAGAAAAGAGATTGAATGAAGCTTTCCTTATACTTAGTGTAAGAGATAGTGAGAGAACTACAGCACAAGAAGTTCAGATGACACAGCTAGAGTTAGAACAACAGCTAGGTGGTCTATTTGGTTTACTTACAGTTGAGTTCTTAGTACCTTATCTAAACAGAAAGCTTAGTGTATTCCAGAAGACTGGAGAAATTCCTAAGATACCTAAAGGGATGGTTAAACCAACCATCGTTGCTGGTATTAATTCTCTTGGTCGTGGTCAGGATGTACAAGCATTAGGACAGTTTATGCAGACGTTAGCTCAGACGATGGGTCCAGAAGCTATCCAACAATACATTAATCCTGATGAATTAATTAAGAGATTAGCTGCAGCTCAGGGTATAGATGTCTTGAATCTCGTTAAGAGTATGCAAGATATACAGCAAGAAAAACAGCAGCAACAGGAACAAGCAATGCAGATGGAACAAATGAAGCAAGCTCCTAACATGGCTAAGACTCCAATGCAAGATCCATCTAAGAACCCTGCACTAGCTGCAGAGTTAGAAGCACAGATCCCAGAAGATCAACAACAACAACCACCTGAAGAATAATGGCAGAAACATTAACATTTGAAAACACAACAGAAACTACTAGTATAGATAGTCTTAATGCTGATGAGCAAGATTCTCTGAAGGTAGGTGAAGCTATGGTAGAGGCTCAAGATGAGCTTCTAGCTGGCAAGTATAAAGATGCACAAGAATTAGAAAAAGCCTATGTCGAACTTCAAAAAAAACTTGGAGACAAAGGTACTGAAGATAGCCCGAAAGCTGGGGACTCCGAAGATAGTGAAGAAGTGGAGTCAGAAGAAGGTTCTGAAAATGAAGACGAAGCTGACGTCGATGCTTCACAAGATGGATTCTTAGATACACTATGGGAGGAAGCTACTGGTAAAGAATATTCTAAAGAAACTCTAGAGGAACTATCTAAAATGGACGCTGCAGATGTAGCTGACATGCACCTTAGATATCGTCAACAAGTAGAAGACAGTAGACCAGAGATAACTGAACAACAGGTTACAGAATTAAAAGGTGTAGCTGGAGGTGAACAGCAGTATGGTGAGATGCTACAGTGGGCAAAGGATACTTTAAACCCACAAGAGATACAGATGTTTGATACTGTTATGGAAAGAGGAGACCCACTCGCTGCTTTCTTTGCAGTACGTTCACTAGCTTATAGGTATCAAGATTCACAAGGAAGAGACGGTCAGATGGTAACAGGCACAGCACCAAAAGGAGACGGTAGTTTATTTACTAGTCAAGCTGAAGTTGTAGAGGCTATGAGTGATCCTCGCTACGACAGAGATCCAGCCTTCAGACAGAAGGTAATGAAGAAGCTCGAACGATCAGATATTAATTTCTAATTATGGCCTTACAAGGATGGGATAAAAACTATCGTGAAGAATTAAAGATACAACAGGAAGTTATTGAATCCTTGCAGCAGCAGCTAATGATAGCTGGAGAAGGTGGGGCTCCGGGTCAACCTTACACTCCTCCTAAAGAAGATCCAAAGAATCCTTACGTCCCAGCACCGGGGAGGAAATTAGCTGCTAATAATATAGTACCTACTAAAGGTCCACTTGCACCTAATGATGATGACTATGGTGAAGGTGAAATAGAAGGATATCCCGGCTGGAAACTAGCTGCTGGACCACAGCTACCTAACTTCAAACCTATGGGTAGAGTCATCAAAGGTACAAGGAAGGGTGTATTATCTCCTGAAGAAAATAAGATAAAACAACAACTACAGATAGGTCCACAAGCAATGGATTATCCCCCACCTTCAGAGTTAGATAGATGGCTCCAGTTATACCAACGTAATGGTGGTAGCTTGAGACATCTAGATCCTGACATGAGAAGGTTAATACTGCAGCGAGGTGCAATGAAAGCTGACGCAGCAAACAACATCAGGTCTTTACAATCAACAGGACATCAAACTGTACTGGATGATAACAGACCCGGAAAATTAAAAATCATTAAACAGTTCAGACCGCCTAGAGCGTAGTCAATGACTGGCGTATACAGGGGAGAACGTGGCGACCTGAACTTTCATCCTCGCCCATTAAACTCTCACATTATTTTAATGAACGACACTGAAGTAATCGCACTTCAAGCTCCTATTGAATACACTATGAACGACAACGCAGAACTACAGAATGGACGCTGGGCTATGCTTGGCATTGTGGCAGCTCTCGGAGCATACGCCACGACTGGTCAAATCATACCCGGAATATTTTAATGAAAAAAATTACACTAGCTCTCGCAGCTACACTATTCTCCAGCCCTGTATTGGCTGGACCTTACGTTAACGTAGAAACAAAAACTAAATACACTGGCTCTGAATATAAGTCAAGAGCTACTGACCTTCATGTAGGTTATACAAACAAGTTAGGAGAACTTGCTTACTATGTACAAGGTGGTAAGACAATCAACGCTGCTAACGGTGTTGACTCTGACTCTGCATGGTCAGGTAAACTAGGCGGTAAAGTCTCCGCTACCGATAAGCTAGGAGTTTACGGTGAATTCTCATTTGCTAACATTGCTGATGAAGAAACAGACAACACTTATGGCACCAAGCTGGGTGTCAAATACTTTTTTTAAATAAATGACTACAGCCACACTAACAAAACCAAATACCAACTGGCAGAGTTTATGTGACTGGGTTACGAGCACTGAGAACCGCCTCTACGTGGGGTGGTTTGGTGTGCTAATGATCCCTGCACTACTAACTGCTACAACAGCCTTTATAATAGCTTTCATAGCTGCTCCACCAGTTGACATAGATGGTATACGTGAACCCGTAGCTGGCTCTTTACTCTATGGAAACAACATTATCTCAGGGGCTATCGTCCCCTCATCAAACGCAATCGGTCTTCACTTCTACCCAATCTGGGAAGCTGCAACCCTCGACGAGTGGTTGTATAACGGTGGACCATATCAACTCATTGTGTTCCACTTTCTCATCGGTATCTCAGCTTACTTGGGACGTCAATGGGAACTTAGTTATAGACTAGGAATGCGACCATGGATTTGTGTCGCTTATTCTGCACCAGTGGCTGCAGCCTTTTCTGTTTTCCTCGTGTACCCATTCGGTCAGGGGAGTTTCAGTGATGGTATGCCTCTTGGTATTGCAGGGACTTTCAATTTTATGTTTGTCTTTCAGGCAGAGCACAATATCCTTATGCATCCGTTCCATATGCTCGGTGTTGCAGGGGTATTCGGTGGAGCTTTATTCGCTGCTATGCATGGAAGTCTCGTTACATCTTCGCTCATTCGTGAAACGACTGGGCTTACCTCTCAGAACTATGGATATAAATTCGGTCAAGAAGAGGAGACGTATAACATTGTTGCGGCTCATGGCTACTTTGGACGACTTATCTTCCAATATGCCAGCTTTAACAATAGTCGTAGCTTACATTTCTTCCTTGCTACTTGGCCCGTCTTTTGCATATGGCTTACCAGTATGGGAATCTCCACTATGGCTTTTAATCTCAATGGATTCAACTTCAACCAGTCTGTCGTAACAGCTAGTGGTTCGGTTGTCCCCACTTGGGCCGATGTATTAAACCGTGCTAATCTTGGTATGGAAGTAATGCATGAGAGAAACGCACACAATTTCCCGCTAGATTTAGCGGCTACGGAGGTGATCCAAAATGCCTAAAGGTAAAGGTACTTACGGTACAAAGAAAGGTAGACCCCCAATGAAAGGGACTAAAAAGAAATGACATGGCTGTTAAAAAGAAAAATGTTAGTCTTAAGATAGGCAAACATAAAAGCCGTACAGGCGGTTTGACAGCAGCTGGTCGTAAGAAGTATAATAAAGCTACTGGATCTAACCTTAAGGCTCCACAGCCTGAAGGTGGTCCACGTAAGCGATCCTTCTGTGCCCGTATGTCAGGAGTAAAAGGACCAATGAAAAAGAATGGTAAGCCTACAAGAAAGGCTCTTGCCCTTCGTAAATGGAAATGCTAAAGAAAAAATAATCAACGTCCGTTCACCTCTTTAAATCAGAGGCGCATGACACCCAAGCATGGAACGGGGCTTGGTATATGGATTTTACACATGACAGTAACTTACGTATATCGTGGCGTTGAGTACACCAAAACTACAAAGTAAATTGATGGCTCATCAAACAGTTAATGGAGGATTTGGAAACGCACATCCAGTTTCTTTTACTCCTAAACCCGAATCACATCACAACAAACCAGAAGAGCATGAAGAAAAGAAAGAAACCTTCGATGAAGATATCTCTCTAGAAGAAGCTCTCTCTACTCTGTGAAGGGATTCAACGAACTATGGCTAGTGGTCTTCGGACTACTGGCTTTTTTTATTATGGTAGAAGGAACACACCTCCAATACCATAGGTCAGAGACACCTCAGTGTCGGATCTCTGACTAATTGGCATCGGCCCTTACGAGGACACCCTTTGCCGTCTAGACGGTGGGATAGACCACAAACAATGATCAAAAAATTTCAGCTGAGAAAGTTAATATAAAATTTATCCATAACAATGGCACATCAAACTACCAGTGGCAGTAATACTGCACTGTTAACCAGACAGGGGCAATCAAACTCCACTGGTGACGTA